GCTCAGCATAACGACTTGTCCGTTGGGCTTTATGCAACGAACCTTGACTTGGTTTGGATTTATGTCCATAGTGAATAAATGGGTTTATGGTGCAAATATAAACAATAATGGGCACTCAAACCTGCGGAACAAGCCAATGCCTACAACGATAGCCTCCCAAATAAATGAAAATCGTGGCTTCGTCCGTACCCGGAATCTTTCCCTTCCAATCGCCCAACCTTCCCCACGACCGTATCGCCCCCTCATCAAAAACCTTGCCATCCCTCGCCACACAAAACGGTCTTGAATCGTTCACCAATCCACCTGCATACTTGAACTTCTTAATCCCCAAAGCCTTACCCAAAGCATAGGTAAAGGAACGGTCAATCACCGCAAACATCGTGTCAGCAGTCAAGACTGCCATATTGAACAAGCGGCCTTTTTTGTCAGGGCCACCGCCAACCATTATCTCGCTAATCCCTCCCTCCAAAAGCGACCGAGCAGAACCCGAAGCAATGGACGCAAGGATAAAGTTTCGTATATAAGCGTATAGATTCGTCTCAAGATTGGTCAAATCGTCAAACATTGAAGCCATCTGCTCCTCATAACCGACCCCTGAAGCCAAACCTGAGTCAAGGCCCAGCTTCTTGTAATACTCCTTGGTCAAGTCGGCTTGCTTGTCAATTCGGTTCGCCAAGAACACCAACGCATCGTAATAACTGCTCCGAGATACAGCGTCCTTAAATTCGGCCATCAGAGCCTCTACACGAGCGTAATTGTCGGTGGATGATACAAGGTTGCCCTCGGTGTCATACGAGAGCCTGGAGAGCAGTAAAAGCAGTATTGCAAGTAACTCCTCCTGCGACTTGTCCACCTTCTTGCCGAAATCTTCGCCAATCGTGTCTAAGCCTTCCTGCTTGGAGGCCGCAATCTGCTCTAAAGTCATTGGTTAAGGTTAAGTGGTTTCTTCTTCCTCCTCTTCTTCCTCTTCCTCTTCCTCTTCGGCCGGGGCAGGAGCAGCAGTACGGGCGTTCATCACGCTCTGCGGAGTCATCGCCCTGGGAGCTTCCTCGGCAGGCACAAGGGTCTTTGCAAGGGTAGAAAGGGTTTCCCTCTGCTCTTCCAAAGTCAGCGTCAAGAAAGCCTCGTTTTGGTCAATGGCAGTACGAATCAAAGACTCCAACTCAAAGTGAAGGATGGCCTTCCATTTGGGGACAAGACCCGTAGAAACCAACGCCAAGACATCTTTGGTGTCAAGGTTGAATAACGGGTCGGCCTGAACCGCCAACTTCATAATCGCTGATTTCTCCTCTTGAATGGGGAATCGGGTCTCCAAATACTGTTGTGCCAACATCGCCTTGCTGAAGGTTGGAGCCTTCTCAATCTCAGCGGTCAATTCGGCATCGGTACGCATCTCAAAGTTCTGCGGATACCTTACCGCAGGCATTGCAAAGCCTTCGCCATACCGCATCACCCCGATGGTGCTGATAGCAAACTCAAAGTCGTGGAAGACCGTGTTGGCAAAGCGGAGCAGGAAGGAATACAACTCCTCTCGGTCAATGGCCTTCCCCGTGGCAGTCTCACGGCCCGAAATCTTCTCGTTGTTCATTACATCAATGGACAACAACTCAAAGGCCATCTGAATGTTGGTAATGACCTGCTTGTTCAAGAAGTCAAGGATTTGTGGATCCAAGTCAATGAACCCGGCAGGCGGAATGTTCACCTTCGTCTCTACCTCGGTGGTAAAGCGATTCGGGGTCTGCACTTGATAGACCGACATCGGCCCAAACATCCGCTTCGTTCCCGACCCACCGCAGTTTGAACAAGCAATCGCCACCTTCTCCTCAAAGCCCAGAGCCTCTTCAACCTGCCCGGAGCCATTGCACTTGTCGCACTCATCCACATACTCCCACTTCTGCAAGAAGGCGTGGCTGTACTTGGACATCTGCAAGGTGCTGAAATCGCACACCGCCTGGTCTAACGCAGGGATGGCCGGGGTGTAGAAGGATTGGAAGTAGTAATCGCCTTGCTCCTGCACCGAAATACCGCCCAAACGAGTGCAGGGCAGTTTGTTCATATCGTGCTTGTAGTAAAGCTCAATCTCAAAGATGTAATCGGCTTTCTTGCCGACCTGCTTGGCTATCTGAATCTCGTTCTTGTCAAAGATGAAGAACACAAGGCCATCGTCCGTTTTGGTACGGCCATTCTCCACCTCCGAGCCATAGTCGGCCTTAATGATAGCATACTCGTTCTCCTTCCAGGCCCAGACGCGCTTGGAGTGAAAGCAATGGGCTACCGGGGTGGTTTCAACGGTATCGTTGAATGTGCCGTCCTCAAAGTATTGCAGATTCGCAGGCATAATTGCCAAGACCGCGTTGGGGTCGGTCAAGGTCATAAAGCTCACAATCTGCTGAAAGTAGTTCTCCAAAGAACCAAAACGAGGGTAGTCCTCGGTGAAATACCGCTCTACGGACGCATCCTCAAACCGCATCTCGTAGTTCTGGCGGTTCCAAACACGCCCGGCAATGTTCACGGCCTTGTGGAAGTAAGGCACAGTAATAGGCTTGTAGATGTTCTTTCGGTAGTTGAACTCGTGGGGAAGCTCGTTGGGAGCCTTCTCCTTGAACAACTTTTCGGGAAAGGCATCGTAGTCGGAGTGAATCCGAAGCCTCATCTCCATTTCTACGCAAGCCTTGTAGGTTGGGTAGAAGTCAGGAATGTAGAATTTGTCGGACTTTTTCTTCACCTCGTACTTCTTATACTCGGCAATGATATGGTCTAACAAGGGCTTGACCTGTTCAGTTGTCATAACTATCGCTTTTTACCGCCTCTGCACTTACACATTGGGATGGAGTTTATGCTCAAAATTACGGCATTTACCTACAACTTGATTATCCAACTGCTATCCGAAAACAATTCCAACGGCTCACCCAGGCAATCCCGAACGGCTCTCGCAACCTCATCCATATAGAAATCGTGTCCTGCAATGTAGCCACCGGGCTTTACCTTGGCCTTCCAATCGTTTATGTCAGCCACAACAGCCTCGTAGGTATGGTCAGCGTCAATGTAAACCAAGTCCAAAGAACCATCCTCAAAGAATGAAGCGGCCTCCGAACCAAACATCTGCATCTTCTTAATGTTTGGGTATTCGGGAAGGATTGCATCAAACATCCGTTCGGCCTCTTTGGTTTCGGGCCAATGGTAAGAGTCAACGCAATACAACGTCTTACAATGCAGAGACAAAGCCCGGCTGCTAACACCCGAAAAGCTGCCTACCTCAACAACTTCGTCTTTTGGCTTTATGTACGTTTCGCATAAATCAATGAGGCCGTTGACACAATTATTTCCTGAAACATAGTCAAGGGGTAGCATATACACCCTCGGCATCAATCGCAATGCGTTCAGTTTTTCTCGTTTTTGCTTTTTATCGTTTTTCATCGTAAATGGTTATAGTGTGAAAGATATTGATTGATTTTTCGGATTGTTTGCTTCTTGGCAAAGACTTTTTCGGCAAAGTAACCATCGGCATCGTAACGCCCCAAATCCCACCGAATATCTCCAATAACCGACCTTTTAACCATAAATGAGCCAGAATCTATGTGGCAGACCCTAAAATCACCCGCATCAAGACGATGGCTTCCGTCCTTCAAGGATTGTTGCCAACAAACAATGTCCTCGGTGGCATACCGAACGGCATCCCAAAGGTCTTTGTGCAAAATGGTGTCATCGTCCAAAAACAAGACATATCCTGCATTAATCATATCTAACGCCTTGTTTCTCTGCCCATTACCGCTCGTGCTTCCATCAACTTTCGCCAAATACACCTCGGCATTCTTTGGTAGCATTACACTTGGCATATCCGTTGCGTCAATAACCACAATCCAACGATACCTCCCTAAAGGTATATTAATGGACTCCGACATCGCCATTAGGTTTTCGGGCCTACTGCAAGGCGTAACGATATTAATTATCATAAATAACCTTTATATTCATCAAAAAAAATTTCATAAGGATATTGAGTCTTGTTCTCAATCTGTGCCTTCATAGGCACATTAAACATCGCCTGAATGCCATTTCTATCTGGAGAATACTTTTTGGGTAGAGTAGGGATGTCGTGTTCGCAGAATCCTGCAAAGGCGCGATTGAATAAACTGTACTTTGCAACCCCTGGCTTTACTCCTTTATCCCTGACATCGCTTGAAACATTATGAATATGAGGGCAGTCAAACGATGGAGGCATAAAGCCATAAGCCTCAATATGCCGGTACATCATATCGCCATCTTCCTCTCCAAAGCCAAGCAAACGCTCATCAAACCAATTCAACTCCATCATCATCCTCCTTGAAGTCACAAAGTGCGACCAAGACCCGTTTAGGGTGAACATATTGGCGTGGGTAGTGGATATTTGATAAACCCTGTCCATAAGAGCCTTTGCATTGCTAACCCTCAAATCATCATTCAAGATTAGGATGTGAGAGGTCGGAGAATGCACCACAAGGTCATTCCACATCTTTGCGAGACCTCGCATCTCTTGGTAGAAGATTGGGCTTGCATTATCGTGATCTGCAAGGAATTTTAGCATATCCCTGCGGTAATCATTGTCTAAACCCTTTCCATTGGAAGCATTTACGGCAACAATAACATTCATCCCGCTTAAATCCTTCATCAAGGGGATAAAATGAGAGCGAAACCGCTCCTTGAATGTCGTTATGCCGATATACATTGACCCAATAC